TCACCCAATCCTGTTTCTGGCGAGAAGCCGGCCGACAAGAGCGCTCGCCCCGGCCAGGGCCGATACAAACTGTAACGCCATATCCAGAAGCGCGGCACGGTCGACATCATCGAGCGGCACGCCGATCAGCCCACCCGACGCTGAAAGCACCGCTATCAGCGCCGCCCATATCGTGCGCGACATATACCAGGGTTTGTCGGCGACCATTGTCGTCTCCTTCATTGGTTGAACAGATGTTGGTTGATGTTTTCGCAGCTAAAGCAGCAGCAGCCGGCGTCTGGCCGGAACGCCCCATCCCGAAGAGAGGCTGAGTTGGCTGACGGTCACGTCGATCGCGGCGGGCAACTCGCCGAAATCGGCGGCGACGCTTGCCGCCGGGTAAAGCCAGTTCGGTTCTGGCGTTTGCTCCGTGCGGACAGTTGCGCCGCCGGCTGCGGCAATGACCAGCCGATATTGTTCGGCTTCTTCCCCAATCGGTATTTCACTGGGGCCCCAGTTGTCGGCCTCAACCCGCCCTCGCCTTATCCAGCTCAAAACCTGGTCGCCATTTGCCCGCCGGCGCACCTTGAGATGAACCGGCGACAGCGGCAGACCGGCGCGAAGTCCGCCGATTTCAAGTTGCGTGACATAATTGGCGCTGGAAAAATCCGCCGTCGCCGCACCCGCCCGCCAATTGAGCGCAAGGCCGATCTCGCTGGCGAGCAGCCCCGCAGGCTGCACTGCGTCGTCAAGAAGTACGAAACTCGCACCCGGCGCAGCACCCGCCTGCATCGCATCGTTCGTTCCCAACTGACCGCGAAGAAGATTGCTCAACCGCCAGATATTGGCGGAAATCTCTTCCGCCATCTGGAATTGAACGACTTCCCATATCCCGGTCGACGAACGGATCGCGGCGGCATTGGCTCCATTCAGAATTTGCAGCCCGCTGACACTGGCGACTTCGCTGTCGAACAATTCGACCACAATTGAACCGCCCCGACCGAAACGACCCTCCACGCCCGCCGGCAACGCTTCCACCAGCCGGCCCACAGCCGCGGTATGGTTAACCGTGCTGCGCTGCACAAATCCGCTCGCTTCAGGCGACGCGAACAGAAGCTGCCTCCGCCATGGCTTTTGCCATATCGCCACCCGGAAACAGTCTTGCGGCGAGACGCCGCCTGAACTCGCGGGCAGGTCGAGAAACTGGGCATAGGGCTGGCCGACGATCGCCGGGGCTTCCGTCGCCGGCCGGTCGCCCGTCAAGTTCCATGTCGCTGGCGTAGATCGGGCCATCTGCTTCGCCGTGACACGGCGAAGCAACCCGTCTTCAATTTCGGTGACGAGGAAATCGGAAAGCAGCCCCGATTGCGGCAGGCTTACGACCGCACCGGGAAGGACATCGCCCCCTGGAGCCGGAACTGCGAATGTGATCGTTTCACGCTCCGACCAGATACGGCGCATCCGGTCGCCAAGCAGCGCCAGCCCCTGCCCTGCTCCGAGCGCGCCGGGAAACTCGATGGTCTCCTGACGGCTACCGGCCGCACCAGACCGAGTATTTCTTACAGTAGCGGTCTGGTATTCGGCGAGCGGATCGCGAAAAGCGAGAATCGCCTCGGTCGGAAGCAGATGGTCAGGGGTTCGCACGACCTCAAGCACCGTATTCCCGTCGTCGGCCAGTTCCGCGACCGTGATCGACGGCCGATAGAGATCGTTTCCACGAAATATGAGACGGCCGCCACTTTCGCTAACGCCCAGATTGAACAGGTTGACGATCGGCTCCAGCGAAGAGCGTGCGGAGGCCGGATCCGAAATCACATAGCCGTCCACCGTTCCAACCGCGTCGACGGTTTGGGCCGGCGGCAGACCGTGATCTTTCAGGATCTCATTGATCAGGTCGCCCAGGCTCGGGCTCTCCAGCCTTCCGTTCAGCCAATGTCCACAATGCCAGTTTGCGCCATCGGACCAGACATTCTTTTGCAGTGGAAAGGTTGGAAACGGCCGCGCATCCCATGCCCACAGGTAAATCCTGGACGCATCCACCATTCGCCGCCCATAAAGCGGCGAAACCGGATTTTCCGCATCCACGAAATCGGGAGCTGCGGCGTCCCACCTGCCGGCATGGGCCTCCAGAAAGCGCCGCTGCGCCACATCCGAGCGGCCGCCATCCGAAAAATGCGGAACCGCGCTTTCCATCGATTTCGGATCGGGAAACACGTTGGGCTGGTTCGGCCCCTTGTCGACAGCCGGGCAGCCGAGTTCGGTGAACCATATCGGCTTGGAACATGGCGTCCATGCGGTCGGTTGCGCCGCCTCTACCCCGCCTATGCGCTGATAGTGCGGGTTGCTCCACCAATTGATCAGGTCCTTGTAGCGATAGACCCAGGGCTTCCCATAGGCCCCATCGGTAATGGGAGCCCGCTCCCGCTTTTCGCGGGCTTCCGTGGAAGGATAATACCAGTCATACCCCTCGCCGCCGGCGATCGCCCGACGCATTCCAGCCAGATCGTATGGCCCGCTGAAATCATCCGGATTGGGGTTCGAATAGTCGGCGTCGCGCCAGTCAGCCAGCGGCATGTAATTGTCGATGCCAATCGCATCCACCGCCGGATGCGCCCATAAGGCATCGAGATGAAAATACACGTCACCGCTGCCGTCCGCCGGTTGATAGCCGAAATATTCGCTCCAGTCCGCGCCATAGGTAATCGCGACGCCGGGGCCCATGATTGCGCGCACGTCGGCTGCCAGCGCGCAAAGCGCCTCGACGAACGGAAAACCGTCATTCTGGTCCCGCAGCGTCGTCAGGCCGCGAAATTCGGTTCCCACCAGAAAGGCGTCGACCCCGCCAGCCAATACGGCCAGATGCGCGAAATGCAGGATGAACCGCCGATAGCCCCAGTCGCTCGCAGGACCCTGGAACAGCACCGTATTCCCGAACGACAGGAACGCGCCACGGGCGGCCGCGCCGCAAAAACTTTCAACCTGTGTCCGCGCGCTGGCGGTCCGGTCCGTACTGCCGGGCTGCATCGGCGCGGGATATGAAGTGATCCGCCCCCGCCAGGGATAGGGCGGCTGCGGCGAACCGCCATAGGGATTGGGCAATGTGTTGGCGGCGGTCACATCCATCATGATGAATGGATAGAGCGTCACCTTCAGCCCCCGGGCCTTGATCTCCCTGATCGCGGCCATGACGCTCATGTCGGAAGGCGTTCCACCATAAGCGGCGCCTTCACCATGATAGGACACCACCATAGCCGTATCGCGCTCGACACCGGATACCGACCAGGGTTGTGAAAGACCCGTCGCGGTCTGATGGGTCACAGCGGGACGTATCTTGCAATGACCGGCGCGCAGATCGTCGCCGAACCATGTCGCGACCAGCGCGACATGCTCCAGATTGGGGCACAGCATCTGCAATTCATCGAGTGAGGCGGCGATATCCGTGCCGGCAAACAGCATATGCCGATTTTCGGCCTGCGACTCTCCCGGCCGATTTTGCCGCGTCACCAACTCTGGAGACAAACCATATTCAGTCGCACCGGGAATGAGCGCGACAGCCCGCACCTGTTTTCTCAATTCTCCGACCGGCCGAAGCACTTCGAACTGAAGTTGCGGGATGCGATTGCCATATTCGGCCAGTGGAAGATGATCGAGCACCACATAGGCGACCCCGCGGTAGGCCGGTGCGTTCCCCACCCCTTGCCGCGCCTCGATCAGGGGATCGACCGGCTGGCCCTCTGTGCCGCGATAGACCCTGATTTCCACCGTGTTCCGGTCGATTTCGCGCCCATCCGCCCAAATCCTGCGAACGCTCGCAATCTCGCCTTCGCAAAGTGCGAAAGCCACATTCGCGAAATAGGAATATTCAGTCACGCGCGGGCCGCCGCCCTTGGAGCCTTGTCGCGTGGTGGTGCGGGCTTCCTCGAAGCGCGTCGCCCATATCAACGTCCCGCCGATGCGCATGGAGCCGTAAACGCGCGGAATGGCTGCGCCCTCTTCCGCCGTAAACGGCCGTGCGCCGCTCAATCTTGGCCCCTCTATGCGGCGGGTGCCGTTTATCAGCGCGCTATCTATAGCGTAGCCGGCAAGCGCGCCCGCGGCAGTCCCAATCGCGGTCCCAACCGGCCCCAGCATACCGCCGAGAAAGGCCCCAGCCGCTTGCAGCACAATGGTCGCCATAAGCTCTCCAGAATTCGGAATTGCTTGAAAAACAAAAGGTCAGAGCGACGCCGAAGCCGCTTCTAGATTTCGGGGAATGCAAACACGCCCGCTATGCGGTTGCGCCATTGAGGCACCAGCGCGGAAACGATCACCGCGTTACCCTGATAGGCATGAATGAACCGATCCGGCCCCAATGCTATCGCCGCATGTTTTGCCGGCAATCGCGGCCGCCACCGAAACAGAACCAGATCGCCGGCCGCAAGCTCCATCACGGGCTTTTGTGCGCAATGCCGGTTTGCAGCTTCAAGCAGCAGGTCGCGCTCGCCGGCTTCGGCCCAGTCCGGGGCATAGGGACCGGGCCGTTCCGGCTCGACGCCATAGACGGCGCGCCACACGCCAAGCACGAGGCCTAGGCAGTCGCATCCAACCCCCTTGCGCGATCCCTGATGGCGATAAGGCGTTCCCAGCCACGTCAACGCTTCCGCGACGATCCGTAATCCGATCGGCCGACAGTGGCTTTCCTCGCTCATCCTCATGGCACGATCGGCCCGCCGTCAAACTGGCCGCCGTCAACGACATAGCCATAGGCGGCGTCATTGCCCGGCAGGTGCGGAAAGCCCCGAAAATTCGCCGCATTGGAGAATTTCGCCTTGCAGGTGGCGAAGGTCTTGTCACATCCGGCCTTGACCGAAAATGTATCGCCCTCACCGATCGGCGGTAACGGTGAATGCCCAAGCGCAAGCATGACGCCCCGGCTCTGCCGGCTATGGCCAACGATGCGTTCCGATCGTCCGGCCCGAGCGCCGGCCGCCCACACTAGCACGCCATGCACGAACCATCCCGGTGCAAACGCATCAAGACCGGAAACGACGATCGCATCCGATCCTTCACGCTCCAGAACAGCGCCCGCCCCTGCATATCCGGACTGCTCAAGCTGAAAACCACAGCGGGCGTCGCCAATTTCCGCATCGCAAGCGCGAACGATATATCGACCGCCCGGCCGATCGAGCGAATAGGACAGCCCTTCCAGTTCCGCCACGAAACGCTGATCGCTGCGCGTGATCTTGCCAATCGTGGCCACTCGCAACAAGGCGAAGTCCTCGGGCTTGCGCCAGTTCACCAGCAAAGTCTCGACCTTGGCGCTGTCGTACAATCCGGCCGAAATGTCCTCGTCGCGAATGCGGCTGGAAGAAAGCGCCCCCTCTACATCGACCGTGTCGACAGAAAGCCCGAGCGTGGTTCGCGCCTCCGTCGCGCTGAAGCCGGATTCCGGTTCAAACAGCGTCCCATTCACGGTCAGCGTGCGGTCATGATCGGTAAAACCGCACACTACGCCATCCCGCCTCGTCAGCCGCCAGCAATGGCAGGCCGTCGTCACCTCCCTTTCAAGATGCTCGCCAAGCGCTTGCGGATAGATGTTCAAAGCTGCACCTCTATCAGCGGAATGGACGGTATCTGGCCAGCCTTGAAGGCCGTCAGGCTGAGAGACATGCGTTCAGTGTCGAACCGCACCGGCACGTCGAACTCATAGCCGGCCGTCACCTCCACGCCGGCAGCCGGGATGGCGGTCGGCGAAAAAACGATTTCCCCGCCGTCAAAAGAGAAGTCCGCCGACGCCAGCACGGCCCCGTCCACCGCGACATTCAGCGTGCCGGGCATCGGCAGGGATATGGACCGCAGATAGGCATCGCCTCCGACACCGTAGCGTTTGACAAGCTTGAACCGATCCCTTTCACCGTCGCCCGCCCCTTGAATCTGGTCGTAAGCGGATGGAGCCTCATCAGGACGGCAGGACTTCATGTCGAACGGATCGCGAAAACGGAACGCATGGAGCGAGCCGCGCCGCGCCTCGAAAAAGGTGAGAACGTCATGCAGGTCGGCAAGCGACCTCACGCCCGTTCCCGCGTCATAGTGATGGCGCGATTGCGAAAACCGCGCATTGCGCTTTTCGCGGCCGGAGGTCAGGCCAACGATCTCGTTTCTCCGCTCGGGGCCTCCCGTCGCACCGAACGAGACAGCGATGGGAAACCTCACATCGTGAAAACTGGCGAATTCCGACACCATCGTCTCCTTAAAACGTCCTTGCGCCGCGAGAGACTGCGCGCGCCAGCATCCCGGTGATCTGGGCTTCGGATTTACGGAAGGAGGCGGCGTCCTGCGCGGTCACGTTGAAAACGACATTGACAGGCGCGCCGCCCCCGCTGGCGGCCACTCCGAGCCGCCCGTCGGCGGAGCGGGCGAGCGGCAGTATCGCTTCCGTTCCCGCCTCCCCCATCAGCCCGATATTGCGGCCCATGGGAAAATAGGTCGGCGCCGAAACGACTCCCCCGCTGGCGAAGGGCACCACCCTTCCCGGCACGCCGCCATTGGCGAATGGCGTCACGCCGGCGAAGCCGCCGAGCAGGCCCGAAAACATCGAGCCCACCAGCGATTGCAGCGGTTTCAGTCCCTGCTCCAACGCCAGCCCGGCAAGATTGAGCCCGACCCTGCGCAAGACATCGTCGAGTTCGCGGCCGTTCACCGTGGCGTTCTTCAATGCGCCGGTAAGCTGCCGGCCGAAACTGTCCGACATCTTCTGCAAGTTTTCGAGCGCGCTTTGGAACGGCCCGGTGTCGGCGGTAATTGCGACGCTCACCTCTTCGACCATGTTCTCTCCTTTTCATCCATATCGGGAAAAACGCGCATCAGTTCGGCAAGGTCCGCCCGGCGCGGCGCGGCGTTCGCCTCGCGTGAAAAAACGCTCATCGCGCGTTCGAACTCGCGCGGCGTCATCGCCCAGAAGGTTTTCGGTGAAAGCCGCAGCAGACCGAACCCCACGGCCATGACCTCGTCCCAGGGAAATTCGTTTCTGCTTTCTACTGCGGCTGCTAGGGGTTTGGCGCGTTCTGCTTTTCCGGCCCGCCAAAGGTCGCGGCCAGCAGATCGGACACGATCGCCGCAAAACCGGTCACGCCGTTCGCCGCCTGCATCTGGCCGACCTCATCGTCGCTCACCTCCTGCCCGGCCCCGCGCAAGCCGGCCCCGACAATCCGGATCATGTCGGTTGCGGAAAGACGCCCGCGCGAAAACCGCTCCACCAGCGCGCCGAGATCGTCGGCGGCGTAAGCCGATTCCAATTCGGCCAGCGCGCCGAGCGTCAGGCAAAGCCGGCGCATTTTTCCATCCAGTTCGGCGGCAACCTCGCCGCGCCGCCTGTTTGCGCTCATGGCGTCACCGTGAAGGTGATCGCACCGGCAGATTTCAGCGAAACCTCGAACGTCACCTCGCCGTCATGGCTACCGGTATATTCGAGCGCGGTGATCTGGAACGGTCCCTGGACCACCCCGAAGCTGGGAATCGAAAGCTGCCAGGCCGCGATTTCTCCGGTAAAGAAACACGAGCGCATTCGCTCATCCGATTGCGCATCCTTGAAAATTCCCGATCCTCCGATTGACGCTCGCTGAACACCGCTTCCGCCAAGCAGTTCGCGCCAGCGGCCAGCCGAATCGGAATCCGTTATGTCCACAGTCTCACTGTTGAAAGCGATCCGCCGTGAGCGCAGGCCTGCAACGGTGACAAAGCTCCCGGTTCCGTTGGAATCGATCTTGAGAAGAAGGTCCTTGCCCTTCTGTGCGACCATATCGGTCTCCCCATTCATGTGGTTCTTGTGAAATTCAGATGCGGCGCTGAAAGCCGTCAGGTTGTCGGCTCGGTAACGGCCCGAAACCGCAGCAGGCCGTGATAGATGGACAGGTCGTCATTATACCGGGCCTCGGCAAATTCGAGCCTCAGGCTCACCAGATGATGCCCGTCGAGCACAAGCCCGCCATCGTCGAGGCAGGCCCGGGCAGTTTCCATTATGGTCAGCGCTTCCTGCTTGCCGCGCGCCTTGGACCAGATGTGCAGCGTGAAAAGCTGTTCGGTCCCGCTCTCCGTGCCGGTGCTCCAGTCATAGATGCTGGTGCGGCCGAAGGTGATATAGGGAAAGACCACATTCGCCGGCGCATGGTCGAAAATCTTGTTGCTTCCCAGCAATGCGGAAAGTGCGGCGTCTCCGCCAAGCGCGGCGAAAATCGCCTTTTGCAGTTCAGCGGCGGGGGCGGTCATCGTTTCGATCCCTCCTGTCGCTTACGGGCGGCGTGGCGGTCGGGCCGGGTCGAGCCGCAATCCGTCTGTCCGCATCGTAGTCCCGTTCGGCGTTCTCCACCATATCATGCACCTTCCAGCGCAAGGCGCGCAGCAATCCGTCGACGGTCATCGCCATCGCCACATTCATCGGCCTGCCTCCTTGACCTGGCAGACAAGGTAACGGCCTGATTCATCGGGATCATGTACGGTCACGATGGAAAAGACGCGACCCTGCCTGCGAAACCTCATCCCGCTTGCGACATGCCCGCGCCACCGTATCGTAATGCGATGCGTCACGGTTTCGAGCGACTGGCTGGCACCGAAGACGCTTCTTGCCGAAACCGGCTCGATCATCGCAAACAAGTTGGCGATCTCGCCCCAGGTTTCGGTATGCCCGCCGAAGGAATCCGGCAGATAGCTGCATTCTTCCAGCGACAGTTCGTGGCGCAGCCGCCCGGGATCGATAAATTGCAAGCCCATCACAATCTCCGATCCCGATAGCCGGCGATGAGTCGATCATATCCGGCCGGATATGAAGCCGGCTGTTGGCCCGGCCCGATGCTCGCCCGAAATTCATACCAGTGCGCCACCAGCATCAGCACGGCACGCCGAAGCAGATCGGGAACATCGGTTCCCACCCCGCCAAACCCCGCTTTGAAATCGATCTCGACGCCGTTCATCGCCCGCAGCGATTGCGGCCGCCGTTTGAAATGCAGGCGGGCGGGCCGCGATACGTCATCGAGCTGATAATCGGCCGGGTCCATCACATCCGCTTCGCCTTCCTTGTCAAACAGCGTGACTGAAAGGATTTCGCGCACCGGATGCCTCACCAACGCAAGACGATCACCGCGCGGCCAGTGATCACGCACCAGACGCCAGTTCTGGTCGATCATCGCCACCCCGGTCGTGCGCTCGACATCCTCGCGCGCCGCCCGGATCAGGCCGTCGATCAGTTCATCCTCACTGTCATGCGACAGGCGCAAATGGGTCTTCACCACGGCCAGCGTCACCGGCTCGCTTGCCGGCTCCACCGTTCGCAACAGCGTCATTCAAATACCTCGATTGAAAAATCCCGACGAAAACGGCCCCGACGGAGATTGCCGGGGCCGGGGCGCGCTCGCTTACGCCGTGCCGTATTTCAGCAGCTTGATCGCATCAAAATCCTGCACGCCGCCGCCCACTCGCTTCGTGGTATAGAAAAGCACGTAGGGCTTGACGGAATATGGGTCGCGCAGCACCCGCACGCCGGTGCGGTCGACCACCAGATAGCCGCGCGCGAAGTCACCGAAGGCGATCGGCGTTTCGTCCTCGCCGCCATCAGGCATGTCTTCGGCTTCCACCAGCGGAAAGCCCATCAGCATGGCGCGCTGGCCGGGCGCCGCCGGCGGTTGCCACAGATAGTTTCCGTCGGCATCCTTGAGCTTGCGGATCGTGGCCTGCGTCTTGCGGTTCATCACCCAGTTGGCGTTCTGCCTGTATCCGGCCTTGAGCGCATAGATGGTGTCGATCAGCACGTCGGAAGGGTTGGTGTCAGGCAGCGCGTCGGCCTTGCCCGTCGCCACATAGCCGATCTTCTCCCAGACCCAGCTTGCTTCCGCCACCTTGGCGTAGTCGAGAAAGCCCTTCGGCTTGTTCACGCCATCTCCGCTGACGAAAGCCGCCCCCTCCTGCTCGGCGAATGCCGCTTCCACCTCGCCCGAAATCCACTGATCGAGATCGACGACCGAATCTTCCAGCAGGGCCGTTGTCGCCGCCGGCATTGCATAGAGTTCCATGGTCGGAAACTGCAATTCGGCCAGGGTCGGCGTTGTCGTTTGCGGGCGCGCCGCCGTTTCACCCACCCAGCCGACCGCCGGACCGGAGACAGCGAACGGCTTCTTCAACACGGCGGCCGAAACCTGCCGGACTGAAGCGATCGAGCGGATCGGAGACAAAGCGGCGAGCCGCTTGCCAATCTCGGTCTCCGTCTCGTCGGGCACCAGATAGCCGCCATCCTGTCCAGAACCGTAGGACATCGCCTTGGTGTCCAGGGCTCGCAAATGGCGGTCGTCACCACTGCGTATATAGGCTTCGAAGGCGCTTTTATGCTCGTTGAGCTGGGCGCCCACCGCGCCCCGGCCAAGGGCCGGCCGGACTTTCTTCAGCGAAAGATTGTCGAGCGTCCGCTTCTGCTCGTCCAGCGTCCGCGAAATGCGCTCGACCTTCTCAGTCGTCACCGCATCGGCGCTGCGACGCTCAAGCTGCCCCAGCCGTTCGTCATTACTGTCCTTGAACGCCTCGAACGTCGTCATGAAATCGCTGAATGCATCGGCCAGGTCGAGATGCTCGCCGCTTGTCGACTTGGTTTCCAGCACGCTGTGTGCTTTCGTCATATGAGGGTCTTCCTTATGGGTTGAATCATGCGTGTGGCCTGCCGGATGGTCGCGGCAAGGCTTTCTGATGTTCCCGGCGCGGCATCCCGCTCGCTTGCCAGAGTTGCAAAGCCCTTGGCGATCACCGCCCGGGCCTCGCTCCGCGTCAGCCCCGCATCCCGCGTGAGCCAGCATTCGAATTCGCGTATTGTCGGCAGCCGCCGCCTGCCCTTCACCGTCTGGATGCGCGCCTCGGGCAGCATCGGAAAGGTCACCACCGAAATTTCCCACAGATCGGCTTCGATAATGCGCCTTGCGCCCGAGGCCGCATCTTTGCGGGCCCGCACGGTCTGAAAGCCGATCGACAATCCGTCGAGCGCGCCCCCGCGCATCAAGCTCAGTACTTCGCGCGCCTTTTCGACACCCGTCGCCAGCTTGCCGCGCACGAAAAGGCCGCGCGGGTCCTCCTTCAGTTCCATCCATGCGCCGATGGGCTGTGCCGGATCGTGCTGAAACAACATGCGGATGCGCGACGTGCCGCGCGTTCGCAGCGATTTGGCGAAAGCGCCCGGCTCGACGATGTCCTTGCCCAGATCCATGCGTCCGAACAGGCTGGCATAGCCGGAGAACACCCCGTCGGTTTCCACCTCGTCGAGCGCGAGGCCGACATATTTGCGTTCGCATTTCCGCATCATCGCGTCAGCGCTCATCCACACTCTCCTGGTCTCGGTTTTTCTGGAGGAAGCGCCCCAGGCTGCTGTGCTGCAAGGTGCGCGCGGCAAAACCCAGCGCCCACCACGCGCCAAGACTCGCAGCGGCCGAGCCCATCAGCACCAGCTCGCCCGGCCCGATCGCATCCTGAACGCCAAGCTCGGCTGCGATCTTCAGTCCGGCGGTTCCGCCAAACACCAGCCCGCAGACGACGCCCACCGCAAAACGCGCCGCCGCATCGCGCCGCCCATGCGGCAATATGTAAGCCAGTGAGATCGCCGAACCGGCGACCGCACCCGCCCCTTTCGCCAGCCATATCCAGGCGGCGTCAGTCAGATCGTTCATGTTCGTTGTTCCTTCATTCCGGCGGCCGGTCAGCCCGCATCGCGCGGCTGATAGCCGACCGCTTCGCGCTTCTCGTCATCGCTCAAAAACGACGCCGACCCGACCCGCGCCCACAGCGCGTCGCGCTCGTAGGAAAGCCCGTCCACCCGGTCGGCGTCGTACCAGAGCCTGAGATCGCCCCCGAAAACCGGCCCAAGCCATGCCGACAATTCTTTCGCTATCCGCGCCACCATCGGCAGGATCGTCAGCCGGTAAAAGGCCCGGTTCGCCTCCTGATAGTTGGCGTAGGTATTGTCTCCGGGAATACCGAGCAGCATCGGCGGCACGCCGAACGCCAGAGCAATGTCGCGGCTGGCCGAATTTTTCGCCTCGATGAAGTCCATGTCCTTCGGCGTCATGCCCATGGCCTTCGAGTCCAGCCCGCCCTCCAGCAGCAGCGGCCGCCCGGCCCTGGTGGCGCCCGAATATCCCTCCTCCAGTTCCGTCTTCAGCCGGTCGAACTGCTCGTCGGTCAGGTTGCCGCCCTCCTTGGGCGCATAAACGAGCGCGCCGGAAGGCCGTGCCGAATTGTCGAGCAGCGCCTTGTTCCAGCGCCCGGCCGCGTTGTGGGTGTCGAGCGCCGTCAGCGCCGCCTCCAGCGGGGCAAACCCGTAATGATCGTCGAGCGGATGAAACAAGGTCAGATGCAACGCCCCGCCGCTATCGACCCCCAAAAGCGCACGACGCCTGACATTACCCTCGCGATAGTCCAGCCCAACCGGCCAACCCATCGAATCCGTGGTCACCGTCACCCGGTCGGGCCGCAACAGATGCAGTTCCCGCGCATCGCCGCCCGCTTCGATCAGTTCGAGATAGGCATTTCCCGAGATCAGCAGATGGCCGTAAAGCGCCTCCAGAAACGACGCGCCCGCCTGCCGCTGATTGGGCCGCTCCAGCAGTCGCAGCAGCGGATGCTCCTCAAGTTCGGCAGCACCTTCGTAAAGCAGCCACGGCATCGCCGACGCCGTTTCGCAAATCAGGCGTACGGCGCGATGCACGATCGGGTTGCGCATATATCCTTCACGTGAAAGCGCCGCATAATCACGCCTCGTCCAGCGCGCCTCGCTCTGCCCGTGTATCGCCACGAGACCACCCGCTCCGCTCTTGCGTTCAGGCCGAGCGCCGCCGTTCCTCGCCATGCGAGGCCAAGGCCAATTCCAAGCCATCTATCCATCCTGTGTGATTGAAATGCCGGTGAGCGCCAGAAACTGCGGCGCTCTAGATTAAGTCGCGAATGCGCGGGTTCGCCGCCGTATCCGGCATCAGTTCGGTGATTGCCCAGACAAGAGCGTCGACCCTATCCGGCGACCTGTTGCTCGACAGGCCGTTCGGTCCGAAATCGCACATTTCATCTTCCAGTTCGGCAAAGCGGCCGGCATGGAGCACCCTGCCCTGGTGATAAAGAGCCGCGACCGGTTCGGCGCGAAGCCACTTGCTGCGCCTTGCCCGCACCGGCCGCACCGGTACGGCCGGGTCCACCGTCCTTATCACCGCCGTCACCATGTCGCCGCCCTGATTGACTTCGGCCACGATGCAATCCGCCTCCAGGCGGTGGAACAGCGCCACCGCCGCGCCTGCCCATTCCTGCGGCTTTGCGGCGTTCACCGTCGCATCGGCCAGCACGATCGCCCGACTCTCACCGTCAAGCCCCGCCGCGACGATGCCGCAGGCATCGGACGTGGCGCGCGAGCTTGCGGGCGGATCGACCGCCACGACGATGCGTCGCAACTCCGGCGCTTCTTCCAGTCAGGCGCTTTCGAGGCCATCGCGCGACCACAGCGCATCGGGCCGATCCTCGATCAGTTCGCCTTCAAGCTCCTGGCGGCCCAGAATCGTTCCCGCATAGCGCCTGCGCACCATGTCGAGAAATCCCGGAGCCAGATTGCCCGCGTTTTCGGCGGTGCGGATACGGGTCACCGCCACTGTCGGATCGCCCAGCAGCCGTTTCAGCAATTTCATCGGCTTCGGCGTGGTCGTGATCAGTTGTCGCGGCCGCTCGCCCAGCCTCAGGCCGAACTGCAACATGTCGAAGCAGGCTTCGGCATTTTTCCACTTCGCCAGTTCGTCGCACCATGCGGCCTCGAATTGCGGACCACGTAGGCTTTCGGGGTCCTCGGAAGAAAATATCTGCGCCACCGCGCCATTATCCCAGACAAGCCGTCGCCGGCTCGCCTCGAAACGTGGGCGATCATGACGGGAAATCGTCACAATGCCGGACGGCCCCTCGATCATCACCTCACGAACGTCACCCAGCGTTTCACCGACCAGCGCGATGCGCCCATGCCTGCGGTCGGCGAATGGAGAAAATCCACGCACCAGGCTGTTGACCCACTCCGCGCCCAGCCTCGTCTTTCCAGCCCCGCGACCGCCGACGACCAGCCATGTCTGCGGCGGCCCGTCGAGCATATACTGCTCTATGCGCGCCTCGGTGAACCACTCCCGCTCTATCAGGGGGATCGTTTCAGCGTTCAGGTTTTCCCTTGCCCAGTTGCCTTGCAT